GTAGCGTTCATTATGGTTTTCCTTCGTAAGATTGAATGTGATTAACTTAACAATCATTATACACTCATTGAGTAAAATCGCAACATAAAAAGATGGAATTACTAATTTTTTGTTTTTATCTTCTGTATCAGATATAATGTAAAACATATCTGATACATTTACTGTAGTTGGGCTAAACATGACTCTCAAAAAAAAAAGAAACAAATCAAAATTTAACTGGAAAGTTATTCAGTCAGAATGGGAGTCTGGCGAGTCTTCCTCCGAAATAAGCCGAAAAAAAAACAGACCTACACCAGCACTTATCAGTAGGAGAGCCAGGCAGGACAACTGGCAAAGAGACTTAGAAAAAATTATCAGGGAGAGGGTATCTGAAAGGGTATCAAGTATCAGTGGTCGTGAAAATGTATCAGAGCGTAAAAATCTGATAGAAAAAGAGTCGAAAAAACGTGCAGATATTGAGATTAGACATAGGGACGAGCCGTCTCTTATCCGATCCATGCTGTATCACGGTATCAAAGAAAACGAAAATAGTGATGATGTAAAGCAAGTTAAAAAATCCAGTGATTTTTTAAAAGCAACAAAATTATCTATGGAAATCATGAAAGGCATTCAAGAGATGGAGCGCAAATCTTTTAGGCTTGATACTGCTGATTTTGGGATTGTTGCATTTGAAAAAATAGAGAGAATCATAATTGATTAAATCGCTCCAAATAAAAACTCCAAGATGGGCTATGTCTCTTTTGGTTCCTGCTAGATACAAGGGGGCATTTGGAGGTCGTGGATCTGGAAAATCACATCTATTTGCTGAGATGGTAATAGAGGCCCATATTTTAGATCAAGATAGCAATACAGTCTGTATCAGGGAAATTCAGCAAACTTTAAAATACTCATCTAAAAAACTCCTTGAACAAAAAATCATAGATTTAGGTGTTGGTCATTATTTTGATGTTCAAGACACGGCAATTAAATCTCGGAATGGTAAAGGAATCATAATTTTTACTGGCATGATGGATCATACAGCCGAGTCTATTAAATCTCTGGAAGGTTTTGATCGGGCATGGGTTGAGGAGGCCCAAAGTTTAAGTCAAAGATCTATTGATCTATTAAGACCAACAATTCGCAGGGAAAATTCGGAAATTTGGTTTACCTGGAATCCTCGTTTTGATACAGATCCGGTTGATGTGTTGCTCAGAGGTTCAGAATTACCGCCTGGATCTGTAGTTGTTGGAGTTAATTATTCTGATAATCCTTGGTTTCCCGATGTTTTAAGAACAGAAATGGAGTATGACAGGGAGCGTGATTTAGATAAATATGGTCATGTTTGGCTTGGTGGATATGTTAAAAATTCAGAAGCAAGAGTTTTTCACAATTGGAAAGTTGAAGAGTTTGAAGCTCCAAAAGATGTTATGTTTAGGTTTGGTGCTGACTGGGGATTTTCTGTTGATCCAACGACACTAATAAGATGTTACACAATAGGTCGTAATCTTTACGTCGATTACGAGGCTTATATGATTGGCTGTGAGATTTTAGATACTCCTGATTTATTTATGACTGTTCCAGAATCTGAAAATTGGCCTATAATTGCTGATTCAGCTAGGCCGGAAACTATCAGTCACATGCGTAAAAATGGTTTTCCAAAGATTATGAAGGCTGTTAAGGGTGCCAGATCGGTTGAGGGCGGAATAGAATGGTTAAAAAGCTTTAATATTATTGTTCATCCACGCTGCATCCATCTAATTGATGAGCTTGTGACTTATAGTTTCAAGGTCGATAAAAATACTCAGAAAGTTTTGCCTGTGCTTGAAGATAAGAAAAATCATATAATAGATGCTCTTAGATACGCAAGTGAAGGTGATCGCCGGGCAGTTAAATCAGTTGAATATGATCCTATTATTGTAATTCCGACAATGCATCATTGGAGTTGATATATTATGTCTAAAGATCTGAAATTGATACACCAAGAAGCGTTGTTAGAGTTTGACGAAATCCAGACAGCAGTGCAGGAAGAGCGTGAGCAATGCCTTGAGGATCGACGTTTTTATTCTATAGCTGGCGCGCAATGGGAAGGTAAGTTTGGTAATCAGTTTGAAAATAAACCAAAATTAGAGTTTAACAAAGTTCATTTGTCGATTATGAAGATTATTTCAGAATATAGAAACAATCAAATGTCAGTTAATTTTATTTCTAAAGATGGAATGCCAAACAATGTTTTAGCCAACACATGCAGCAGTCTTTACCGGGCAGATGAGCAGGACAGTGTAGCTTCAGAGGCATATGATAATGCATTTGAAGAGGCAGTAGGCGGTGGTTTTGGTGCTTTTAGGTATCATGCTGAATATGTTGATGACGAAGATGCAGAAGACGAAAGCCAGAGAATACGCATACTGCCAATATTTGATGCTGATACTTCGGTATTTTTTGATTTGAATGCCAAAAGACAAGACAAGTCTGATGCACGGAGTTGTTACATTGTTACGGCTATGTCTCCAAGAGCGTATGAAGCAGAATATGATGATGATCCGGCATCTTTGCAGAAAGTTATAGGAGACAACAATTATGTATGGGATTGGAGTACACCAGACGTTATTTATATTGCTGAATATTTTGTTGTGGAGAATATAAAAGAAATAATATCTGTATTTATCGGGCTTGATGAAGATGAGCGAAGGGTATCAAAATCAGATATAGACAAAGATGATACTCTACTGGCAGAGCTTAAAGCAGCAGGGTACAAAAAAGACCGGGAGAAAAAAATCACTTCAAAAGTGGTTAGGAAATACATAATCAACGGGGCTAAAGTTTTAGAGGATTGCGGGGTAATTGTAGGCAAAAATATTCCTGTTGTTCCTGTTTATGGCAAGCGGTGGTATATTGAAAATATAGAGCGTTGCATGGGACATGTAAGGCTGGCAAAAGATCCACAACGACTCAAGAATATGCAAGTAAGCCAGCTAGCCATATTAAGTGCAGTTAGCCAAACAGAAAAGCCTATATTTTTTCCTGAACAAATTGCAGGGCATGAATTGACATGGGCTGAGGATAATATAAAAAACAATCCCTATCTTTTAGTCAATCCAACAACTGATGCGGAAGGCAATATTCTTGTTTCAGGGCCAATTGGTTATACAAAACCGCCAATGATTGCTCCGGCACTTGCTGCACTTCTTGCTCTTACTGATTTAGATATCAAGGAAATTCTTGGTGGTGGGCAGATTAATGAGGAGATAACCGCTAACTTATCAGGAGTAGCGGTTGAGCAGATACACCAACGGCAGGATATGCAATCCTTTATTTATTTAAGCAATATGTCCAAAGCGATCCAGAGAGGTGGCGAAATATGGCTAAGTATGGCACAGGATGTGTTTATAGAGCCAGGACGGAAACTAAAAGCACTTGATAGACAAGGCAATCCAGAATCTGTTGAGATTCTTAAAAAGATTATCGGCAAGAAAACAAACTCATTAGAAATAGAAAATGATTTAAGCGAGGCAAGATTTGATGTTGCGGTAGAAGTTGGTCCGACATCTTCATCACGCAAGCAATCAACTGTCCGCACTGTAATGTCAATGATTCCGCTTGTGCAAGATCCAGAACTTCAACAAGCTTTGGCTCTTCTCGCAGCATCAAATATGGAGGGTGAGGGATTAGAAGAATTTACCAATTATTTGCGCAAACGCAGTATTTCAATGGGTATTGTTAAGCCGAATGAAGAAGAATTAGCAGAAATAGAGGAAGCCGCACAAAACCAGAGACCAGATGCAAATACCGAGTTTTTACAAGCATCGGCAAAAGAAGCAGAAGCCAAGGCCAAAAAGACAGAAGCTGATACAATCCAATCCCTTGCAAAAACTGAACTGGTTAAAGCTGATACCGTGGCAACTATGGCAGGAATTGAGCAAGCAGATAAGAAATTAGCTTTAGAAGCATCGACAGCTATAGGAAAAACAATTGACCAAGAGATAAACAGTCTTGGTCAGAAAACTGAGAATGTGGTTATTTAAATGGGAAATTATAAAACAACCAAAAAAGATTTAGCTAAATTTAAAGTATATTTTAAAAATATGCAGTCAAAGTTTGGTTTATTAGGATGGGAAATTGATTTTAAAAAAATTAATATAGGTGATTCAGCGGCAGATTTGAAAATATGGCTTGAAGCTAGACATATAGTAGTAACATTATGTTCATATTTTGCCAAACCTCTTACAGATGAAGATATTAAAAAACATGCTGAACATGAATGTTTAGAATTGTTATTTGCAAGATATGAGTTTATTGCAAGTTCACGATTTTCAACAGAATCAGAATTAAATGAAGCTAGGCATGAGATAATACAAATATTACAACCTATTTTAACGATGGAAAATAAAGACTAAAAATGGTTATTTATGAAAAAAATAATTGTACAGGTAGCTAAAGGTTTGGCTAAAAAAGAAGGTATACAGAAGGTGATAAGGAAGGCGTTGCTAAAGCCTGGAGTCAATGATTTAAGGATGGCAACTTACAACCCTAAAACTGGTAAAGGGACTGCTAGGTAGGTTAAGGATTTTTATGGTAAATAAAAATTAAAAGGCAACCATCCAGCCTTAATGGATGAGTTAAAAAAGGATTAACAAAATGGATGTAGAACAGAAAGAAGAAGAAAATCAAGTTGAAGAAAATCAAGAAGATCAAAAGCAGCAAGATGATGGTAATGAGATATGGGAAGAAAAAGAAGTTGAGACAAAAAATGCAGTCGATCAAATCGAAAAAGATGAAGAAGAAGAGGTAGTTATTACTGTTGGTGATGAGGAATCTGAGCCAGAATATATCCAAGCCCCAGGATGGGTTAAAGATGTTCGGATACAAAATAGGGAGTTAAAGCGGAAATTAAGAGAGATTGAAGCTGTACAAAAAACTCCTAAACCTGATTTTGTAGATGATCCAGGGCCGGAGCCGACTCTTGCCGATCAAGATATTGATTATGATTCTGATGTTTATTCAGCTAAATTCAAAACTTGGCATAATAAAACCCAAGCAAAAGAAAAAGCAGTAAAAGAAAAAGCTGATAGGGATAAGAAAGATCAAGATAGTTGGAATGTAACGCTTTCCAATTATGGTCATAAAAAAAATAATCTGAAAGTTAAAGGGTTTGAAGAGTCAGAAGCTTTAGTGCAGGAATTACTAAGCGAAATCCAGATAGGTATTATTTTGGATGGTGCTGATGATCCTGCAAAGGTTGTTTATGCGATAGGTAAGGATTCAAAAAGAGCTAAAATTTTAGCAGCTATAACTAGCCCGGTTAAATTTGCTGTAGCTATGGCAAAATTGGAGGTTTCGTTGAAAACAACAAAGAGAAAACCAGCACCTGCACCATCATCTTTGCCAAAAGGTTCGGC